TCATACATGCTGTTCCGATAAACCACTTCTACCTGTGTACCTGTTGCTAAATCCATTTGGATCTCCTGATCTTCAACTTGTATGCAGTTTAACTGAAATCGTGGGCGTTGTCAACCGGTCCACCCGAGTCCAGCACTTCCCAAGTGAAGCACCTGTTGTCAAGGTCCCAGCCCACGTCTGTGATCTTTGTCTTGGCGCCATAGTACTTGAGATAGGCATTGGCCATTTGCAAGGCTTCGTCCTTGGTATCAGCTGTGGTCAGCTTTTCCAAATCCGTATACCAAGCATCTCGGAATTCATCCCAGCATCCGGTATTGACGCCTCTGGCAATGCTGGGCAGATGTGTTTTTTCGCTGTACCATGCCATCATATATCCTTCCGTGCTTGTTGTTTGTGAGCCTGCCGTTCTGATTTCCAGAACACACGCTTCCACTCTTTGAGGTGCTTCCACCATTGTGGCGGACGAGTCAACGTACCTTTCTTGACACTAGCCATTCTCTGTCTCCTTGAAAGATTCAGCGATCAGATCATGCATCAGTTCATGCCCTACCAGGAACACATGGTTCTTGATGGCCTCTTCCTTGGTATCAAACACGCCAACAACATTGCTAGAGCCATCCTGCTTGAAGATGCAGGTTTCAAATGGATAGCTGAACCCAGACATGAAATGCTTGGGCAGTGATACCGTGCTGATCCTGTCGCCATTGGGCAACTGAGTGACGACCTTGAATTGTTTGAAATCCTGCATGGCACTCTCCTTATTTGAAGTTGGGTTCCAACGGCACGTTAGGCATCACTTCCTTGCCTTCCCAGTGGTTGCGTGTCACGCAAATCCCACGATATTGTACACCCATTGGGTGCTCGCCCCGGCGGGGCATTTCTTTGATAGCTTTCGTGCAAGCTGCCTTGTTGGGCATGGTCACAGGAAACTTGTCCATGTAGTCACCACCAGGGCTCAACAAGAACACTATCAGGATCCATTCGTTCATACAGTTCCTTTCGACATGAGTTGATCGTAGCGAGCAAGATATGCATCACGCTCGCAGAGCAGTTTTTGGACGTAGAGGTTGTTGACGGTATGCCCGTGCAATGTTTCTATCATCATCTCTCCATACCAGATTTCCAAGGTATCGCCAATGTCCTTCAGGTGGAACTCAACCGCCTCAAGCGACCGGCATTTGGCCGCTTTGGCGATTGATGTCTGCTTGACTTCAGCGATGTTCAAATCACATGCTCCAGTAAAGTTCGCTTGACGGGTCACATGCACGAGGCGTATTCACACTCTGCATGAACTTCTTGCCAGTCATCAAGTTGACTTTTTCAACCTGCTTCTCAACCTTGTTGAAGTCTTCGTTGCTGGCGATAGCAAAGTCCGAAACACGGTAGCCCATCTTGCCCATGCGTGTCAGGTGCGCTTTGGCAGCACCCAAGCTCTTCCACGCATTGTGGCGATCGGAACCAACAACAAGGGTGGTCTTTTTGTTGTAAACTACGAACATGCTCATCTCCTGTTTGCTTATCATACTCGTATTATGCAACAGAACGGGCTCTAGGTCAACCGTTTTTTCAGGAAATTTGTCAGAAATCTGCAGGTGTTGCACAAATACAACACCTGCTAAGTGTTTGAAATCATTAGGATTTTTTCCCTAATGATTTCAATAGGTTAGCGATGGGCGCAAGATCAGCTGTTTGGACCAGCTGTTCCAGGGCGTCCATGCGCTCTAGTTCTGCTTGCACGGCCGCCTGTGCCGCACCCAATTGAGCAGTGGGCCAGGTTGGATAGGGCTGAGTCCAACGGAAACTGTATGACCAATCATTCATCGTCGTACAGCCATTCTTCTTTGGGCTCATTCAGTCGGTACACTACGTCGCCATCTGGATCCAGCACGAAGCCGTACGCATCCACTTCGTCCTCTACAGCATGCTCACAAACAATCTCAGCTTCCTCCTGTGTAGGAAAACTGCCAAGATATTCCTGGTCGCCGTCAAGCTCGATGTAAACTCTCCAACCCATCACTCTTCCTCCTCATAGTCTGCTTCAGATTCATATTCAGCCATGGTCTCGCTGACAGCAAACATATCATCAAGCCAATCGGGCAGTTCTTCCTGAACCTGCGCAGAGCTCATACCGCTGAGGTCATATTCCTCGTCACCATCTTCGGTGCTGAAAAAACCACAGAAGCCAATACCAGGCTCATGGTAGCTGAGATGAACCGTAAAGCCTTCCTCTTCAAAGGCACTCATTGCTTCCACAGGTGGCGACCATGCAGAATCAAAGTGGAAGGTAATCGTATCTCCGTCGATAGGATAATCACTTTCTTCACTGCCTTCGCTACCCACGTCCCACTTGGTGCCCCAATTGGACACTTGCCAATCATACCAGTTGGCGAAGCCGTACTTCTCCAGGAGCCGATCACGCAGGTCGTTATACTTCTGACCTGCATCACCAGGTGCATGTGTGGTGCTGCCTTCATCCAGCAACTCTGCAGGGCAAGGTAAGAATTCATTCAGCAACTTGCCAGCAAGGAAGCCTTTGCGGGCACGAGCCAACATAGCAGGATCCTCGTGCGTGAGGGTCAATACGTTTGAGCACCAATTAGGCATTTTCATTCTCCTGTGTTAGTGTGTTACTGTAGCATGAACTGCTCAGGCTGTCAACCAGCTCATGTCTTCTTTGATTTCGATGCTTTCGGATCCATCATACTCGTGGACTCGAAACTGAGTGCCAACAGGCACCCAGGCAATGCCAATGCCGCGCAGGCCGCCACAGTAGGGACCATCTTCTCCATACTTAGTCACCATGTATGCTTCCAGCTCATGCTCCGGACGTCCGTCTTCGATCATGGCCACGAGATTGGGCTCAAACAGCAACTCGGGCATCTCTCTGTTCCAGCTATACCAACCAGCACCATAGCCAGGGCTGTATAGCACAGCCACTTGGCCATCACGTATTACCTTGTCCATTCAAGCCTCCTCTGTGGTACCAACAATGTCAAACCAGCTGTCAAGGAACGCCTTGCCCGCATCCAAGCTCACGTAATCGTCACCTTGCATGCCTTGCTCACTGTAGCTGATGTCAGACACAGCAAACCCAGCTTGAGCCAATACGGTGCTCAGTTCCGACATGAAGCGAGCATCAGTATAAATGAGCCCGTCCTTATCTGTGTCCCAGGTCTCAGTGTCAAAGTACACACGGAGCTCGCCAAAATCACGCTCGTCGTTGATGTATGAGACATCAATGCTGGTGGCACGAACATTCTTGCGAACGGTGCTCCAGTAACCTGTGCCGCTTGTGGTCAGTGTGGTGTTGAACTTAGGCATGTGTGTCTCCTATTAAAGTGTGTTGAGTGTTGCGCCGAGCTCTACGGTAAGCTCGCGCTCACGTTCGTGTGCAAGTGCCTTACCGCGAACTGTTTCGATGATAATGACTTCAAATGCTTCTGCACCATGCTTGCGGATTGCCTTGCACAGAGTCCACTTCTTGTTCTCAGTGCGGGCACGTTGCAGGTGCTTCCTCCAGCGAGTCCACAAGCTCTTAGCCAGTGTGGGCTGGGTCTTAGCAGTGACGCCCACATACAGTTCACCAGTAGCCACGCAAGTGGCTTGGTAAATGATGTGAGTGCGATCTGAGCGTGTCTTGCGTTTCTTTATCATGTATGTAGTATAGCAAATGGGCCCGGGTTGGTCAACCGTTTTTAGACATTTTTTTCAGAAATCTGCCAGTGTTGCAAAAATGCCACAGTTTGAGCTAAGTCATTGATTTTCAACGCCAAGCTAAGTCATTGAAATCATTAGGGTTTTTTTGGGCTAAAATTGCCTGATTTTTCAGCAGTTTTTGGGCTCAAAAGTGCCTGATTTTTCAGCAGTTTTTGGGTGGGCGTGGGTGTTGCTTAAATACAACACAATGATACCCACAAAACCCTTCGAAATTGTACTGGACGATCTGCGCTCAAATGGACGCTACCGTGTGTTCAACGATGTGCTACGCGAGCGAGGCAGCTACCCAAATGCGCTGTGGTATGGCCCGTACAACATCAAGCAGATCGTGAACTGGTGTTCCAACGACTACCTGGGCATGGGACAGCACAAAGTGGTATTGGATGCCATGCATACTGCGCTGGATCAAACTGGTGCAGGGTCAGGTGGCACACGCAACATCTCCGGAACCAGTCACTATCATGTGGCATTGGAAATGGAACTGGCCCGATTGCATCGCAAACAGCGAGCGTTGCTGTTCAGCTCGGCATACGTTGCAAATGAGTGGACACTAATTGCTCTTGCCAAGATCATACCAAATTTGACATTCGTAAGCGATAGCAAAAATCATGCAAGCCTAATAGAAGGCATGCGCCATTCAGGTGCGCACCGGATGATATTCAAACACAACGATATGACTAGCCTAGAAGACAGTCTCAAGGCAGCGGTCATGCGCGAAGAAACTCCGTGCATCGTGTTTGAGAGTGTGTACTCAATGGATGGCGATGTCAGCATGCTGGAAGAGATATGCGACCTGGCAGACAAGTACAATGCCATCACATATCTAGACGAAGTACATGCTGTGGGATTATATGGTGCAACAGGCGCAGGCTATCTAGAGAAGCTGGGATTGCAAGACAGGATTGACATTGTCAACGGTACACTAGGCAAAGCATTTGGTGTGCAGGGCGGATACATTGCCGCGGATGATCTAGTTGTTGATGCCATACGTAGTGTTGCCAGTGGTTTTATTTTTACCACCAGCATCAGTCCTGTGTTGTGTGCTGGTGCATTGTCCGCAGTCAAGTACCTCAGAGACCATAATGAATTGAGAGAAGCACATCAAGAACGTGCTCGTACCCTTAAAGGAATGTTGATGGCAGCGGGCTTGCCTGTGATGCTAAACGAAACACACATCGTGCCTGTGCTGATAGGAGATGCTGTGAAATGTAAAGCGGCCAGTGACCGCCTGATAGAGGAATTCAATATCTATGTGCAAGCAATCAACTATCCTACTGTGGCAGTCGGAACAGAGCGACTTAGGTTTGCTCCAACTCCTTTGCATACTGATGCTATGATGAGTAATCTTGTGTCTGCACTGAAACAGATTATCTAGCAGGTATTAGGTTATCTCTAAAGATTTCCCAAGCACGTTGCCATGTCCATTTGACACTTCCTTTGAGAACGTCGTCTCGATCCAATCGGAGACAGTCATCAATCGCTTGTTTTAGATCTTCGTTCATGAATCCTGT